ACTTTGTCCGTAAATCATGACCAACACACTCATAATTTTTGCCTCCTTAAATCAATTTACTTATTGTAGAAAATGGCATACAAAATCAGCAAAATAATTTCCACGCCGATGGTCGCAAAGATTCCGCATACAAATTCTGGGATAAACAATCATTCCACCTCCTTTGTGAGTATTTTTATCAGTGCGTGTATGCCTCTTGCATTTTGATATCCCATAATCTTCCCCGTTCCTGCATAGAATTGAAACAGTTTGCCATCGCACTTTCTGTAGCAATGAAAATGCCCGGTCTGTTCGTTTTTTAAATAATACTCGACGCCGTGCTTTTCAAACTGCTCAATCGCATACTGGATGCGGTCAGGATTTTTCGCCACTCTGTTTTTATGGTTTTCTTTCGCAAGTTGGGCGATACCTTCAAAATCTTCTCTGCTCATTTTGCCTCCTTCGTAAAATGCTCTTTCCTGTTTGTCATCCAAAGCATACGGAAATATGCGCTGTTGGACAAGCCGAGATTCTTTGCTTCCTGTTCGATTTGTTCTTTTTCGTTCGGGCTAACAGAGATAACGACCTGTGTGTCCTTTCGAACTCTTTTTCTGTCTGGTTCGTACTTTCTTCCTGCCATTATTTCACCTCATTTCTTTTATTTTTGATTCTCTCGGCATCTGTTAAAATATATCCGCATTCAATTATGCTTCTAATCATCCAATCATAACCGAAAAATCCAGATGAACGCATTTCCAACTTTTTCGCATCGCTTGCTTTTGTTCGTTTAACAGAAACACAAGCGCACCAACCATCGTCCCATCTGTAATAAAAATCTTTATTCCAACATTCTCTTGGGACTTGTCTCTCACACATAGTTCGAATATACCTTTTATCTGCACCTGACCACTTTCCATTCCACGAACCAACATGGGGCATCGTCAACTCAAATACTATCATTTATTTCACCTCCCTTTTATTCAGCCAATCGGCATAGTTTTCACGACCAATGGAGCCGTCATCGTCCATAATGAAGCGAATACAGGCAGGCAGAAATTCATTTGACGCCTTTCTTCCAGTTGCGCCCTCAAAGAACTTGAAAAATCCAACTTTGTGCTCATACAATTTAACCATCAAATTGTGGAACTCGCTTGTTACATTCTTCGGGCAATCCATACCGCCCAGCAATTCAGACATTACGAAAATATCCAAATACTGCTCGTCATTGTTCGCCTCGCAATACTCAAAGAACGTGTCGTAATTGATTGTTTCACGCAGGCACTTTTCACACCAGCCTTCATACAGCTCATCATCTGAATGCCAATCTCCGCACTCTTTGCACTGGTGAACCTCTTCATAATCGCCCTTGCAAACAGGGCATCCACTAAATCGTTCCATAGCGGTTACTCCGTGGCATTCCCCCTGATTTTCATACCATACAGCCTGTTCGCCTTCTTCAAACAGGTTTCCGCATTCACAGCATCTGTACATCATATTTTGCCTCCAGCGGTAGGTCGCTACCCTTAATTTCTGTAATCATTATAACACCGGATTATCTGTTTGTCAACAACTATTTTGCAAAAATTCTAAAAAAGTTATAAATATTTTTCTTTACTTTTTGCGGTTGGTGTGGTAGAATAAGGGTGTCCAGTATGGACAAAGGAGGCTATTTTATGGAGAGAGAATATTCGGTTTATTGCCATACATTTCCAAACGGGAAAAGATATGTAGGAATTTCCAGCGATTGCGAAAAGCGGTGGAGAAACGGAAAAGGCTATGAAACACAGCCAAAAATGGATAGGGCGATCAAAAAATATGGGTGGGCGAACATACGGCACGATATTGTTATTGATGGCTTAACGCACAAACAAGCAAACGAATTAGAAAAATGGCTTATTGCGGAATTTGATTGCATAAAAAATGGTTATAACTCCACGATAGGCGGCGACAATATATTGACAACATATTTATGCCCAGATGTTATGAAAATTTTGAAAAACTCGGAAAGATACCCGTTTTATGATTGTTTAATAGAGCTTGGATATATAGAATTTGTACAAAGCGGGAAAACAGATAGGTCACTTGGCGAACTATGCAACGAAGCGTATCGTGCTGTTCAATTAAAAAGAGAAATGAACGGGGAAAAACCATTTTCAATAACAAGTGAAGATGGACTTTGTGACATTTGGAATGAAATGATATATTATTTTCAACTTAATACTGCAATTATTCGTGGAGACCCACATCCAAAGCAAATTAAACATTTTTGGTAAATAAAAAGGACAGCACCTTTTAACGGGTGCTGCCCTCTTTTTTTGTTATAGGTCTTGTACCTTGTCGATGAAAGTCGTGTACATCCGAGGATGCAAGATTTTGACCGCCTCCACAAGTTCGTCAATCAGCTTCCAAACTTTATCTGCTTTCCTGCCGTCAACCGCCTTTAGAAATTCGCTGTCGCCTGTTGTCTCGATATATGTTTCGACCTGTTCCATAGGCGGTGCGGAATATGATTGCATTGGAATCGGCTGTGGTGCCTCTTTCGCTTGCATAGGCTCGCCGAAAAGGTAATCTTGAATAATTATCAGATCAGCCAGAACAGCCCTCTTGTTGCCCGTCACAGGCTCCCGCAGGCACTCTTCAATAGCCTGTGCAACTTCCTTTTCGGTTATCATTCAATCAGCCCCTTATGCCAGTTTAAGCGCTTCCATACAACGGCGCAACGCTTCCTTTTCGGCGGGATTTTCCGCATCTTCCATCATATCTTCGAGCCGCTCAATCATGTACGCCTTGCCATCGTCACGGGAATAACCGTCACGCATACCGCGCACATCGCGGCGCATATAGCCATCATCACGGCTGTATCTGCCCATGCTGTCACGCTTAGCATACCGGCCACGACCACGGGCGTAAGAATAGCCAACACCACGGCGCATGCCGTCATCGTAGGAAGTGCCATAGATGCGGCCCTCACCCATATAATGACCATCTTCGGAATAACCCTCCTCGGATTCCAGGAGGTCAATCTTCAAGATATTCTTGACGGTATCGGTCAGCTTGTGGATGCTTTCCAAGTCGTCCATCGACATTTTGCCAGACTTCTTGCCATTTTCGGCATAATCCTCCAGTTCGGCACACAGGAGGTCTTTCAAATCGTGCATATAATGCATAGTTCATTCTCCTTTCACGACATTCTCTCAAAGAGAATATTAGAATTTGCCACAGTAATGGCGGTAGTCGCGCTAATGTTTCTGACTGCGATCGTGTCGCAGCAGCCGCAAGGCAAATCAATCACGGTTTCAAAATTAATAACCCACAGATTGCCGATAGCCGCAGGTGTAACGGTGCTGACAGTATTCATCAGGGTTTCTCCGTTCTGAGTTAGTGCAAGAGTTACAGGCTCAAGAACGCCACCGTCAGCAGCCGGCGCAACAGCTACATTTGCGTGGAAATTAACCTTGTACGTTGCTTTGCAGGCGCAATTCTTGCAGATTCCTTTCAGCCGGAAAATGCCAGAAGTATTATTGTGAAGGATAAATCCTTTTTTGCAACATCTGTCACCATTCAGAAACAGGATGTTATCGTCAACCGCCACCGTTTGGGTGAGCGGATAGCTGTACTCAGCAGCCATAAAATTATCATTCCTTTCAATCAAAATAAGGCGGCAGGGTACGGCAACCCCACCGCCTTGTTAAACAGTGTCGCCGTTCAAACGGTGACAAAGTGTCACCGCTTAACAACGACCATTTCCACAGTGGGAAAAGTAAGTTTCGCTATTCGATTAGAAATCAGCAAGCGCAGCCGTTGTTGCAACCGCAGCCGTTGTTATAGCCGTAGCCATAGCCATAAGAAGCAGCGTAAGGATTGCAAGTAATGTAAGCGGGGATGGGGCAGGGCTTGATCTGGTCAATCAGATACTGATTCTGCTTGGCCTGAGAAGCCGCCAGACGCAAAGCCTGATTCTCGTCACGCAGAGACTGCACCTTTTCGTTGCTCATGTAATCGATAATCCGATCGCCCAGCTTGTCAATCGCCTGGAGGGTGTTGCAGTTGTACGCCTGTGCATCGAATCGATTCTGCATGTTCATCTTCTCTTCGTTGCAGAAGCCATCGGAAATCTGCTTAGACAGGTTCCAGCCAGCGCGCTCAATGCCAACGCCGACATCCTTAATGGCAGCGCGGGTATCGCAGCAGCAGGATGCCATCTGTGCGGAAAGGTCGCTTGCGTGCTGTGCGCCCTGATAGCCCAGAGTGCAGATAGTGTTGTCGATGCCGCGGAAGTTGTTGTTGAGGGTGTTGTTCAGCGCCGTGAAGCTGTCAGCCATGCCGTAGGTCTGCTGGTCAATCTTGCTGATAAGGGTCTGCTGGTCAACAGCGGAACGGACATCGGCCTGTGTAGCGCAAGGAGCGCCGCATCCATTGCCGTTACCATAGCCACCACCAAAGCCGCCGAAGCCATTGCGGCCCCAGCCGAACAGCAAAAGAATGATAATACATGCCCAGTCATTGCCGAACATACCGCCGTTGTTATACCCGTTATTACCGTAACCGTTTCCACAAACGGCAGCGATGTCGGCGGGTCCCATAGATTCAGAAGTTAAGCTCAATTTAATATTCTCCTTTTTTAGTATTTTTTATGTCGAAGCCATTCCGGACTGGCTCAAACATCACTTAAAAACACCGCTACCAACAATCTGCTGTGCGATTTGTGAAAACTGGTTGAACTGAGATTGAGACATTGCTCCAGTCTGCAAAAGACGCTCAACCTCTGCACGGGGGTTCTGCATTGTCTGTTTCAATTTTCTTGCATCTTCGACTAACTGCTGCATAGGGTTGACCTGCTGCCCGCCAAACTGGTTAAAAAGTGGATTAGGCATCGTTTTCAACCTCCACTTTCTTTGTTTTTACGCTTACCTTTGGTCGCAATTCATCAACCTTGCCCTCTAATGCGGCAAATTTCGCCTCCAGAGCGTTGAAGCTGTCCAGAGTGACAAAGTTATTGGCAGAGCCAAAAGGCCCTGAAACAGGCTGTTTTTGGGCCGTAGCGGTGCGCTCCGTAAAGTCAAGCACTCGCATGGAGGGGACTCCTTGAGCGTTGACAGATTTAATATATACAGTCGGTAGATTTTTATCCCAAAGGATTACGGTATTGTTCGGTGCGACTGGGTATGACGTTGCTTCATTCTCATTCAGCACCCACAAAAAGTCGTTTGTTGGCTGTCCCTGCATCGGCATCTGTGCGTTCTGCATCGGTTGGGTCATCGGTTGCTGATACTGCGGATTATATTGCCCCATCTGGCTTTGCTGAACGGGGTCGTAATAGGTAGGTCTATAAAATGGTGCGTAGTATGGCATTGTCATTCCTCCATCTTCTCAAAATAATATACAGGGCATTCGTTGGATGAGTCCCACGAATCCCACAAATCGCCGTCTATAACTGTAGTTAAGTGGCTACCAGTCCCGATTATGTATGTGCCTTTCGGATGGTCTTTGCAGAAATCGGCTATTGTGTAGCAATCTGGGCAATCATCTGGTATTGTTCTCCTGCGAAAACCATTCTTTTTCAGATAAGATGCCGTGACGGAATTTGAACTAGGCATATCTGCCATAACCATTCCTGTCAAGCACAAATCAAGATAGATCTCAACCCACGCACTGCCCGTTGCAATGGCAATCGCCCTGACAGTGCAGTCCCCTACACTTTTCCCTTTTGGGTTTAAGTTGACATACCGCCACACCGGAATCACCAGCCCATTCAAAAGTATTTGTATCTATATATCCGTCAGCAATCAGCTCAACGATCACGGCATAGACCGTTGCGAACGGCATTTTGCTGAATTTATCATTTCCCTTGATGTACTCTTCAACGCTCACAAAATCGCCCCTCTTTCTGAAAAAAGCATAACAAAAAAGCCGCCCCTGTACAATCAAGCGCAAGGGCGACTTTTGGCAATGTTTTGGCTTATTTTTGCTTATCTTTCTTACCACTTATGCCCACAATTCTGGCATACGCATACAGACTTGTGGTGTTGCTTTAGCTTCTGCTTCTTCGGCGCAAAAACTTTGACAATCAGCGCGGGGATAGTGAAGAACAGCCACCAGATAGGCACCCACCACCAGCCGATACACAGCCACCAAAAAATACCATGGCGCTTGTTCTTCAGTTCAGTTTCAGTCACGATCTGTACGGTTACATTTTCACTTCCGCAGACAGGACATTTCATTTTATTTGCCTCCTATTATGTTTTGATTTTCTGTGGACTTGCTTTCCACACTTCCTATTATACACAT